AATCGGAACTTCGAAGATACAGTGGCTATTGATCGAAATGATATCGAGGACGACACCTACGGCGCCTACGAGCCGATCATCGAGCAGCTCGGATGGGACACCAAGGTACATCCGGACATGCTGCTGTTCGCGATGATCAAGGACGCAGTCGCAAATCCGGGCGATGTCGTCGGTTTCGACGGCGTACCGTTCTTCTCGGCGAGTCATCCTGTCGGCCTGATGGGCCAGACCGGTACCACCGCCGCGAATATCAACTCGAGCGGCTCGGGCGCGTATTGGTACCTGATCGACGCGTCGCGCGTTATTCGTCCATTCATCTTTCAGCTCCGCCGCGAATACGCAGTCACCCGAATGACTAATGTCGCAGACGAAGCGGTCTTCAACCGCCGCGAATTCCGCTACGGCGTCGACGGCCGCGCCAACACCGGCGTCGGCCTGTGGCAGTTGGCATACGCGAGCAATACCGATCTCAGCAATCCGACCAACTACGGCGCGGTACGCGCTGCGATGAGAGCGTTCAAAACCGATGCGGGACAGCCGTTTGGCGCACTCTCGAGTCGCAGCGGCGTGTACCTGCTGGTGCCGCCGGTGCTCGAAGAAGTCGCGCGCCAATTGTTGAACTCGGAATTCATGGCCGGCGCCGGTGCGAGCGCCAGCGTCGCCACCTCAAACATCTGGCGCAACAGCGCGGACCTGATAGTCAGCGAGTTCCTGGCATGAACGCAGTTTCCTTGAGCCGGCATCCCGCGGGTTTCCCTCCTGCCCGCGCCGCCGGAGCGCATGGCCACTCTCCGCGGGCGCAAGTTAGTTGTTCCGCGCCCGCGGAGAGACCTCTCAGTCGAATAGTCACTTGCGATGCGATGAGGTTACGACAGTGAGCTACGCGACGGCCCAAGACATGATCAATCGGTACCCGAATCGCGACCTGGTCCAACTGACCAATGAAGATCCCACCGCGACGACGGTAAACGCCACACCAATCACGCAAGCCTTGGCCGATGCCTCCGCCGAAATCGACGGATACATCGAAGGCCGCTTCACACTACCGCTGACCGATCCCCCGGCCGTCCTCAACCGCCTAACCACCGACATCGCAATGTACCGCATGCAGTCGCTGCGTCCCCTGCACGACCTGGAAGATGCGCGCAAACGTTATGAAGACGCAGTCGCGATGCTGATTAAAGTCGCGGCCGGCGACCTCACCCTCGGTCTGTCATCCGACAACCAGGAACCCCCAACTGCGGAAAACGCGGAGAACGTGCAAGGACCGAATCGTGTCTTCAACCGAAAAAAATTGAGGGGCTACTGAGATGGGTGTCATGCTCGACGCTCCGTGGAACGGCGTAGTATTCGCGCCGCCAACCGCGATCGACATCGCGACGATCGAAGACGCGATCGTCAACCAACTGCGTTCGCAGATCAGCTCGATCGAGATCGCCCACTACCCCGATCGTCCCGAGACCTGGCGTATGACGCATCGCGTGGGCGCGGCTTTGGTGATGTACAAGGGCGCGGAATATAGCGGCCTGCTCGACACGGCGGCGATAATCCAGGAACGCAAACTCGAGTTCGAAATCTCGGTGATGATGCGCGACCTCGGATGGGCCGTCGGCGGCGACGCGTCGGGACCGAGTCCGGGCGCATACGCGATCATCGAGAGCATACGCACGGCGCTGACCGGATTTCTGATTCCTGGATGCCGCAAAATGTAGCCGGTGCGCGAGAAGTTCATCAAGCGCGACAAACAGGGCGGCGTCTGGACGTACTCGTCGTCGTTCGCGTTGAGCACTGTGGCAGTCGAAGCCTCGCAGCCGGATGATTTCCCGCTCTTCATCAAGGGTGTCGCGCTGGAGGAAGGCGGGCTGACCTCGATCACGGTCGGCGCGTCGGCGTACACGTTCAATTCGAATCTGCAGGTAATGCTGCCGCAGGGCAACGTGTTCGCCGTGAGTATCACAACTTCCGGCGGCGCCGCGCTGATCCAGGGTACGGACTTCTCGATTGATCGCGCGAACGGAATAGTCACTGCGATCCCTGGCGGTGCGATCTCCGCCGGCGAGACGGTGCAGATCGCATACGCATACGCCGAAGAGGCTATCGCGACCGCAGGCCAGAGCGAGCCGACTAACTAATCGACTGAGTAAAGGTGACACATGCCAGCCAGTTTCCTGCACGGAGTTGAAGTAATCGAAGTACCTAATGGGCCAGTGCCGGTCACGGTCGTCAAATCGGCGGTGATTGGATTGGTGGGGACAGCGCCGGAGTGGGCGGTGGCGTCGCCACTAGTCGCGGCGGCGATCAATACACCGACGCTGGTATCCTCGGCGCTCGACGCGGCGATGTTTGGGCCGCTGGTTCGCGGATACTCAATCCCATACGCACTCGCGGCGATCCAGGCGCAAGGTGCAGGACAAGCCATTGTCGTCAATGTGTTCGATCCCACTCGACACTTCACGGCTATAGCCGCGACCGCATTCACCTTCAATACGCAGAACGCTATCAACCTCGGGCACATGGGTGTGTCGAGTGTAGTAGTCACTAGTAATCCTGCAGGTACTACATACGTAGCGGGAACTGACTATACGCTCGACTCCGTAAACGGAGCGGTCACGCTGGTGCCAACCGGATCGGGAGGACATATTGCGGCCGGCGCCAGCGTGCTGATCGCGTTTCACTACGCTGATCCGTCGAAGGTGGTGGACGCTGACGTGATCGGGTCGATCACCAGCGGGGTTTACACAGGGATGCAGGCATTTCAGACGACCTACGGCACGTTGGGATTCTTCTCCAAGATACTCATAGCGCCGTGCTACTCACAGGACGCGACGGTTGCGACCGCTCTCAATGCGATGGCGACCAAGGTGCGCGCGATGGCGCTGGTCGATTCGCCGCCATCGACATCGGCGGCGGCTGCGATAACCAATCGCGGGGTGGTCGGCAACAGCTTCGCATCGTCGAGCAGCCGAACGATTCTCTGCTATCCGCAAGAGACCTTCTTCGACACCGGAATTGTGCCGACCGGTGTAACGCTCAACGCTTCGGGATTACCGCTGACGTCGCAATTCAACGCGAACAGTGTCGCACCATATTCGCAGTGGGTGGCTGGCGGGATGGCGGCGAAGGACCTGGCGCAGGGCTACTGGTGGTCGCCATCCAACACCGAAATCGACGGAATGCTCGGGCCCGACGTTCAGCTGTATGCGTCGATTCTCGACGCGTCGTCCGACACGAACAATCTGAATGCGGCGGGAATCGTCACGGTGTTCAACGCATTCGGCACGGGACTGAGGATTTGGGGAAACAGGAGCGCGGCGTATCCGACGGCAACGACTCCGGACAACTTTATTTCGGTGCGCCGCACGATGGACGTGATCGAAGAATCGGTGGAGCTGGCGATGCTCCAGTTTATCGATCAGCCGATTTCGAACGCGCTCATCGATGCGATCCTGGCCAGCGCGAACGCGTTCATCAGGTCGCTCATCCAGCGCGGAGCTTTAGTCGCGGGCGCGGCCAGTTTCAACCCAGCCGAGAATCCATCGGCACAGATCGCGGGCGGCCAGCTGGTCTTCGATATCGACGTAATGCCTTCACCGCCGGCGGAGAGAATCACCTTTGAAGCATTCATCGATGTGACGCTGCTGCAGCAACTGGGAAATACGAGTCCGATCACCGTCGCGGCGGGAGCGACGGCTTAACTCTACCGAAGCGAGAGGAACAGAATGAATATCCAGATCAACTCATTGACCAATGCAAATATATATATCGACGGCGTCGGACTGCTTGGCCGGGCTGAAGAAATAGAGATCGCCAATCCCAAGCACAAGATGATTGACTACAAGGGTCTGGGGATGGCGGGTACGGCCGAGTTGTGGGCGGGTGTGGAAAAGCTCGAGTCGAAAATCAAGTGGTCGTCGTTCGACGCCGACACGCTCGCGATGTCCGCCAGTCCATTTCAGACCCATTCCTTCCAGGCGCGGGGGAACCTGGAGCAGTACACCAGCCAGGGGCGAACCGCGGAGCTCCCGGTCGTGTATTTGATGACAGGAATCTTCAAGGATGCCGGAAGTCCAACCTTCCGTCAGCATCACATGGTCGAGACTACCTCAGTAGTAAGTATTTATCACTGCGAGCTATTCGTCGCCGGAGTCCAAATATACTTGTACGACGTATTCGCAAATATCTACGTGGTAGGCGGAATCGACCAACTGAGTAACTTTCGATCGAACCTGGGCGGATGAGTGACTAATGAAAACCGACGACACTATCGTGAATGGGGTACGTATCGGTGGCGCGGAGCCGAAAGAGAGGGAAGAAGTCCGGACGATCGACCTGCCCTCAGGAGCGCGCGCCGAAGTGCGGAAAGGATACGGGCGCGACCTGATGCGCGCTCAACGGGCAGCGGCGGGTGGCGACGCGAGCGCGGTGGTATTTGCGTTAGTCGCGGAGGTTACGCGGGTGGATGGACGCAAGATCGTGTACGAAGACGTGCTCGAGATGGATCTTGCGGACGTTATGGCGTTGCAGGCTGAGGTGATTGACGAAAATTTCGACCGCCCTCAGCAGCAAGCTTCGCAGGCCTCGTCCAATCCGGATTCTCAGTCCAAACACTGAGCGGGATGGACTTCGCGGAGCTGTCGTACTGGCTCGACGCGATGACCGAGTATGAGCGGATGCGCGTCGAACGCGGCGGAGGGGGCGAATCGTGAGTAGTAATTGCAGTGACTATCGTGAAATGCGCGTAGTGAGTAATCAAGCGAGACGGTGAGACGATGGGTATAAGACTATTCGTGGGCAATCTGAGTTTTTCGCTCGGCGACGGAGACTTGCGCGAAGCCTTTGCGGAAGTAAGCGGAGTGGAGCGAGCAGAGGTGGTGCGCGACCGGTTCGACGGGCGCTCGCGCGGGTTCGGCTTCGTCGAGATGAAGAATGAGGACGACGCCGCAGTGGCGCTGCGAGCGATGAACGGCAAGGAACTCGCGGGACGTGCGCTGCGAGTCGAGGCGGCGACCTCTCAACGCCGCCCGTTCGACCGTAACAGTGCGCGGGCGCAGTAGAGAGCCGAGGACGCGGCATCAGAGTCATCAGATGGCCAGGCAATCGAGGACACTCACAACGAAGAGCGGTCGAACGGATTCGGCGAGCGCGCTGAAGATTCTCGATCGAGTGAGTAATTTCGCGCGCACAAGCGGTCGGAGTGCTCGGGCGTCGGCGACGATGGCGCTGGCGAAAGAATATCGCTGGCAACCCGACGCCTTCAAATCGCTTTCAAACGACGAGCATCCTTCCGCGAAGTTTCTTTTTAAGCAACGAACGACGGAGCCTGGCTCTGAGAGCGGCCTCGGGGGTGAGTCGGACGGGAGAGGCCGGGCAAGGATCACGGCTCAGTCTGGATGGAGTCGGACGACCGCGAAAGTCGATGTGGGGGCGCGTTTACAGCGCCAGATGTTGGATTTGTCGCGGGCGGTGAACGCTCTGTCGCGGGCTGAGCGCTCGACTAAATCAGGAAGCATCGAACGATCGATTTCGGATGGGCAAAAACTCGCGCCGGTGACGTTGCCTCCAAATATTAATTCAACGGGTCGAGCGCGCGGGAGCCTCGAGGGAAGCCGAATGTCGCCAGGCGCGGCGGCGGTGGCCGCAAACTTTCGGATCGCATCGTCGGTCCGCGGAGTTATGGCGCCGGGCAATGTATCGCGTCGCGATTTCGCTCAGCCGTCGAGCAATAGCCGCTTTTCAAACGACGGCGGCGGACGCACGGGCATCACTATCAACTCATCGCCGACAGTCGTGATCAATGCGCCAACGGGAGGCGCCCTACAGCAAGATGTGATTGGCGCATTGCGGGCACATCGCGAAGAACTGTTCGATCAATTGAAACGGGAGTCGGCGCGGCGCGAGCGGGCGCAGTTCTAAGGAGAAATCATTTGTTCGCAGTGTTAGGCGACATTCAATTTGAAGTGGTGGGCTCTCCGGAAGCTTACGAATCCGCGGGGATGTACGATTTCGCCGAGCAGAAGGTGGTTGAGAGTAAGCCGCAGTTGCAATGGGTTGGCGACGATCTTGAGCGGCTGAAGTTTGACCTGATGTGGCACGCGTCATTCACCAATCCGGGCGCGCAGCTGGCGCGATTGCGCGCGACGGCGGCGGAGCACCTCGCACTGCCGCTCGTGTTCGGCAACGGAGGATTCCGTGGATTCTTCGTCATCGAATCGATCAACGTGAAGTCGCAGCAACTGTCCGCGGGCGGCGCGCCGATCGCGATCCGAGTTGCTTTGGCGCTCAAGGAGTGGAGCAGTGATTTGCCGCTGCTATCCAGCACGACGCCGGTAACGGCGGTATCGCTGCTGGGAATCGCGTCGACCTCGCCGACGAGCGGGGGCGCGAACGCACTCACGCCCGGGGTTTCGGCATTACTCAGTATCCCGTCGGCGACCGGTGCGAGCGGTCCCAATCTTGCGGCCGGCGACGTGCCGGCGGCTGTGGTCGTGAGGAGTACCGCACGATGACGCCGTCGCAACAGTTCATTCTTCATATCACGGCGGCAGGTGAGCGGTGGGATCTGTTGGCGTGGCGATACTACGGAGATCCGACTGACTATTCGCCGATCATAGTGGCTAATCCGAATGTGGCTATCGAGCCGGTGTTCGACGCCGGAATATCTATAGCTATACCGCTCCAGCAGAAGAGTTCCGCGATCACGGCCAACTTGCCGCCCTGGAAAATGTCTCAAGCGGTGAGTGGGTAATGGCTGCGACCGCGTCTTATATAGTTCGTGCGCCGGATTGGATACTCACTTATTCGGGTGTGAATATTACCGCAGATGTGTCGCAGATGGTCCTTGCGATCAGGTATATCGACCGGCTCGACGGCGCTTCGGGCGAGCTGGAACTGGAACTCGAAGACTCGACCAAACTGTGGCAGGGCGCGTGGTATCCCGCGATCGGCGACATAGTCAGTCTGCAAATTGGCTATAGCGGCGAGTCATTGCTGGACTGCGGTGAATTTCAGATTGATGAGCTGGAGTTAGACGGGCCACCCGACGTGATGAGACTGCGCTGCCTGGCAGCGTACATCACAACCGCGATGCGCACCGCAAATACGGTGGCATACGAGAATATAGGTATCGTGGAAATCGCCGGGCAGATCGCCACGAAGTATGGACTCACGCTGGTGACGGCGTCATCCGAATCGGAGAGCGACGTCGTGTTTGCGCGTGTCACTCAACGGCGTCAGATGGATTTGGAGTTTCTGAAACGACTCGCGAGGGAGCACAACTTTGATTTCACGGTGCGCGCCGGGCAATTGATTTTTTACGAGCGACCGGTGCTCGAATTGGTGGCGGCCGCGGCCGTGATCACGAGATCTGACACAATTCGATTTTCATTCAGGAACCGGGCGCGTCGAATCTACGACGCCGCGGAATTCTCCTACTTCGATCCTGATACGAAACAACTGATTACTCAGTCGGTGTCCGCGGACGAACCGTCGCCGACGGGCGATACGCTCAAAATCGTGGCGCGCTGCGAAAACGCGGGGCAAGCGCAGGTGAAAGCCGAAGCCGCACTTCATCTGCACAACATGGTGTTCGTGGACGCGTCGATTGAAGGACCGGGAAACACGGTGCTGGTCTCTGGCAACAACGTGCAGCTCAGTGGATGGGGATCGCTCGACGGAAAATATTTAATCGAGACCGCAAAGCATCATCTGGCGCGGGCGACGGGATACTCAACATCGATAGCAGCGCGGCGGGTTAGCGCATGAACGACATAATCGAATATCGCGAGCGATTTGCGTCGCTGAATCCTACTTTCCGCGTCGGCATCGTGCAGGCACAGGATACGGCGCACGCGAAGGTGCGCGTGGTGTTCCCGGACTACGACGAAATGATCAGCTGGTGGCTGCCGGTTGTATTTTTCAAGACGCAGGACGACAAGGCGTACTGGATTCCCGACATCGGCGAGCAGGTGGTGTGCCTGATGGATTTGCGCGACGAGGCGGGCGCAGTGCTCGGCGCGATCTATTCGAGTGCCGACATGCCGCCGGTGAACAGCGCCGACAAGTATTATCTTGGGTTCAAGGATGGCGCGCACTTCGACTACGATCGGGTCGCGCACATACTGGACTTGCTGTTTCAGGACACCACCGAATTCAAATACGACGCCCGAGTGCATCTGTTCGATCTGAAATTCCAGGATCAGGCAGAGCTCACCTACGACGGAATCCAACACGTCCTGAACGTGAGTCTGCCCCAGGGAGCGGCGTTCAATCTTACCGCGAACGGAGCGCAGATTCAGATCGACTCGAGCGGCAACGTCATCATCAGGAGTGCGGGACAGATCCAGCTGGGGAACGGCGAGCTGGCAGGTGTCGCGCGGCTAGGCGATAGAGTTCAAGTCGGCGAGGCGACGGGAACGATCGTGAGCGCAAGCACCGACGTACTGGCAGGATGACGATGGCGGCGGGAGCAATCACGCTAGCGGATATCAGGTCGGCTGACTGGTCGCTGGCTCTGGGAGCCATTGGCGAAGTGGTGCAGGGAATCGCCGACGTCGAGCAGTGTTTGGGGATTATCGTCACGACACCGCGCGGAAGCGATCCATTGCGGCCGACTTTTGGCGCGGATATCTGGCGCTACATCGATTTTCCGATCAGCCTGGCACTGCCCGCAATCGTGAGCGAACTGACGTCCGCGATCACGATTTGGGAGCCGCGAGTAAAGCTTGTTTCGGTGACGGCGCAACCTGTCACCGACGCCACGACGCAATCGGGCGCGCATCTCGACGTCACACTCAACTGGCAGCTGAAGCTGGGCGTCGCTGCGGCGCCCGTTCAGATTACGACCGTGACAATCCCGGGAGCGGCGGTCTAGCCGGGGCCGCGCCGACGCGATGAAAGGATGAGTTGATGGGTGCAGGAATTCCATCGCTGCCGCCGCCGGTGTTCGTCAACGACGCGGACGGGCTCGATCCGAATTTAATACTCGCCGACATGATCGCCGAGTTCGAAGCGGCGTCGGGCCGGACGCTGCAACCGGCGCAGGTCGAGCGCCTGCTGATCAATTTGTATGCGTATCGCGAATCGCTGGTGCGCAACGCGATCCAGTATGCGGCCGAGCAGAATCTGCTCGCCTTCGCGTCGTTTCCGATGATCGATTATCTCGGTCAACTGCTGAACGTCAACCGGCTCGCGTCGCAGCCCGCAGTGACGACGCTTCAGTTCACGCTGACCACTGCGCTGACGGTGCCGTTCACGATCGCCGCTGGAACGCAGGTCGGCACCAACGACGGACAGTTTGCGTTCGCGACCAGTGCGACGATCACTATCGCGGCCGGTGGAACAATCGCGAGTGTGGCGGCGGCGGCGACGGCTCCAGGAGCGGGTGCGAACGGATACTTGGCGGGGCAGGTCAGCGTCCAGCTCAATCCGAACGCCTTGATCGCAAGCGTGACCAACACCAGCACGACCACCGGCGGGTCCGCCCCCGAAACTGACGACCATCTGCGCACGCGCATCCAGGCGGCGCCGAATCAGTTCAGCGTCGCGGGTCCGATTGGCGCGTACCGCTTCTTCGCCATCGGCGCCGACCCGTCGATCGTCGACGCGCAAATTGTCAGTCCCGCGCCTGGCTCGGTGAACGTGTACCTGCTGACCGGACCGGTGACCCAACAGCCGTCGCCCGCACCCAACAATGCAGGTGTTGCCAATTCCGCACTGCTTGCGAAAGTCGCCACGGTGCTGAATGCCGACACCATCCGTCCGCTGACCGACACCGTGACCGTCCTTGCCGTGACCGAAGTGGATTACCAGATCACCGCGACGGTGACGCTGTACTCAGATGCCGATCCGTCCGCGACTATCACCGCGGCGACGCTCGCCGTCGAGGAGCTGGCGATCGAACTCGCCGCCAAGATTCAGCGCGACATCGTGCCGAGCCAGATAATCGCGGCGCTGTCGGTCGCGGGCGTCTATGGCGTGACGTTGACCTCGCCGATACAGACTTCACTTAATCCGGGCCAGTGGGCGAACTGCACAATGATCTCGCTGACGACGGCGTTCAGCACGGAGCATAGCTGATGCCCGAGCTTTCGGCCGCGCCATCAATCAACGATACGCGCACGCAGGCGCTGCTCGTGTTGATTGCGCGGCTCGCGGCGCTCGATCTCACGACGCTGCTGGTTTACCGAATCGACTCGGTGGTCGCCGACGCGCTGCCGTTTCTGGCGTGGCAGTTCGACATCCTGTCTCCACTCTGGCAGTTGATCGCGCCGATCACGCTCGGCGTCGACGCACTCACCAACATCGATTTGCTCATCGACGTGGATAATCTGATCGAGTCCGGCGGCCTGGTTACGGAGCTGGCGCTGACCGAGGCGGCGCAGCGCGATCTGCTCAAGAACGCGATCGCACTGCATCGATTTCGCGGAACGCCGTGGGCGATCAAGCAGGCGCTCGGGTCATTGGGATGGGCGACGGTCACGCTGCTCGAGGGGCAGACGAGCTGGGGCGGAGCCGCGTATCCGCCGAACCAGGGATGGGCGGTGTTCCGCGTCGTGATCGAGCTCGCGGCCGGGCAGGGCGTTTCAATCGGTGCGGCGGCCACCGCGGCGGCGGCGGTTAATTTTTTCAAGCCGGCGCGAGCGTGGCTCGACTCCGTATGGTTCGCAGTGCCGACGATTGCCGACGCAGGTCCGAAGCCGTCGGACAAGCTGACGCTCGGCGGAATCGTGAAATATCAGATCGACGCGGCGCCCGCGCCCAATGACCACGCGCTCGCATTTGCGATCGTAACGGCATCGCTGATTGATCCGCACGGTCCGATCGTCCCCGCTTACGACAGTCACTATCGGCATAGCGGAATCACTTACGGCGCCAACCAACCCGAAGTCGCGGACTCGGCGCTTATCGTTAACGGCGCAGCCGTTTTGCACGGAGGTTAAAATGAGAAGGCCGATTGGAATCGTACGTATCCGTCTTGTCGAGCGCGGCCGTCTCGTGTGGACGCACGAGGGAAGGAATCTTTTCGTGAACGCCGGACGCCCGGCGCTGGCGGCGCTACTGGGCGGAGATACCGCCGGTGAATTTGCGGCCGCGGTTGGATTCGGTTCGGGTTCGAACGCACCGACGGTGACCGACACCGCGCTGACGGCGGCCGCATATTACAAAGCGCTCGACGGTCACAGCGAGGACGGCAACGGCGGCTTGACGCTCAACTGGTCGCTGACGACCGGCGATACCGGCGCGCAGGGGATCACAATTCAGGAGCTGGCGATTTTCGCGAATCATGCCAGCGCTACGTTGCCCGGAACGACCGCGCCGACGCCGATGCTCGCGCGCAAGACTATTGCACCAATAGTATTTGGCGCCGGAATGAGTATTAGCGGTACGTGGACACTTACTTTCTGAGGTAGTCAATGGCTACACTAATCGACGCTGCCGAGTTCACCTCGAATGAGGTGTATCAGATACAAGCAACCGATCCGGTCGAAGGCGCCGCCAGTGGCGCGAGTTTCAGCGGCACCGGAATTTCCAATCAACCGCATCAGCAACTGGCTAATCGCACGGCGTTCCTGAAACAGCGCCAGGACGTCAATATCTCGAATATCGGCGTGCTGCAGGCGTTCATGGCGAACTTTGCCGGCGCGATGGGCGCCAACGGTTACCTCGCTATTCCGCTGGCTGACGTGAATCGCGGATCGATCGTCGCGATCGTCCAGTGGGGCGCGATGTTTCCGGGCGGCGGGCTGGACAACGACACGAGCTATACGGTGACCTGGCCGACCGCTTTTCCCAACGCATGCGTATGGTCGATGGCGGCGCTGTCTAACTCGCGGGCGCTGGCAAATACCGGCAAGTTGATAATCGATATAGTCAGTTTCACGACCACCGCGGGAACATTCAGATCAGATCTGATCGGCGGCGTGGTTCCCCAGGTTCCGAACGACGGCTTCTACTGGATGGCGATTGGATTCTGA